CTGAGGGCTTGCTTATTAATTACAATACTGTTAAACCTGTGAAACTGGAGAAAATAAATGGCAGACATAGACAAGTCTCTTCCAAACGTAGAGCAAGAGATAAAAGTACCATCACCTGAAGAACTAGAAGTCGCTCAAGAAGAAGAGCAACAGAAAGTTGCGGAACAAGGTGAACCTGTAGAAATATCAGAGAACGAAGATGGATCAGTAGATATCAATTACGACCCTGCGATAGGATCTGTTGAAGGTGGACAAAACCACTACGATAACTTAGCAGAACATTTACCTGACGAAGTATTAGGTAGATTAGGTTCGACACTTTTTCAAAATTACCAAGATTACAAAAACTCTAGAAAAGATTGGGAAAGATCTTACAGAGAAGGTTTAGATTTATTAGGTTTTAAATACGACAACAGAACAGAACCTTTTCAAGGAGCATCGGGTGCAACTCACCCTGTATTAGCTGAAGCTGTTACGCAATTTCAATCTTTAGCTTACAAAGAATTATTACCAGCAGAAGGTCCTGTTAGAACACAAATTTTAGGTGTAGCAACACCAGAAAAAGAACAACAATCAAGAAGAGTAAAAGATTTTATGAATTACCAGATAATGGAAAAGATGACTGACTATGAACCTGATTTTGATTCTTTGTTATTTCATCTACCGTTGGCAGGCTCTGCTTTTAAAAAAGTCTACTATGACGAAGCAGCAAAAATGGCTTGCTCAAAATTTGTACCCGCTGATGATTTGATTGTTCCGTATACAGCTACCTCATTAGATGATGCGGAGTCTATCATTCATCGCGTACAAATGTCAGAAAACGAATTAAGAAAACAACAAGTCGCTGGTTTCTATAGAGATATAGAATTAAAACCAGGTCCGGTAAATGAAAGTGAAGTTGAGAAAAAAGAACGAGAACTTCAAGGAGAAACAAAAGGACGAGACGAAGATGTATTTAATTTACTAGAATGTCATGTGAATTTAGATTTAGAAGGTTTTGAAGACATGGGACAAGACGGTGAACCAACAGGAATTAAACTTCCATACGTTGTAACTGTTGAAGAAAATTCTAGAGAAGTTATATCGATTAGAAGAAACTACGAAATAAACGATCCTTTAAAAAACAAAGTAGATTATTTTGTACATTTTAAATTTTTACCAGGTTTAGGTTTTTACGGTTTTGGATTAATTCACATGATCGGTGGATTATCTAGAACTGCAACATCTGCATTAAGACAATTATTAGATGCAGGAACTTTATCAAATTTACCCGCAGGATTTAAACAAAGAGGCATTAGAATTAGAGATGATGCACAAGCTATTCAACCTGGTGAATTTAGAGATGTAGACGCACCAGGTGGCAACATTAGAGATTCTTTCATGATGCTTCCTTTTAAAGAACCATCAGGAACTTTATTACAGCTTATGGGCGTCGTAGTATCTGCAGGTCAAAGATTCGCTTCAATAGCAGACCTGCAAGTAGGTGAGGGTAATCAACAAGCGGCAGTGGGTACGACAGTAGCCTTGTTGGAAAGGGGCAGCAGAACAATGTCTGCAATTCATAAAAGAATTTATGCTTCACTTAAAAAAGAATTTAAAATATTAGCAAGAGTTTTCAAGTTATATCTACCCCAAGAATATCCCTACGATGTTGTTGGTGGTCAAAGAATGATAAAACAATCTGACTTTGATGACAGAGTAGATATATTGCCGGTTGCAGATCCAAATATATTTTCTCAGACACAGCGTATTTCCCTCGCACAGTCGGAACTGCAACTGGCAACATCGGCCCCGCAAATACATAATTTGTATCAAGCATATAGAAATATGTACGAAGCTCTGGGTGTAAAAGAGATAGATAAAATTTTAAAACCACAACAGCTTCCCACACCGAAGGACCCAGCGTTAGAGCACATTGATGCTCTCGCTGGGAAACCATTCCAAGCTTTCCCTGGTCAAGATCATAGAGCACACATAACTTCGCATTTAAATTTTATGGCAACAAACATGGCTAGAAATAATCCTATGGTGATGGCTGCGTTAGAGAAAAATTGTTTTGAACACATTTCTTTGATGGCAACAGAACAGGTTGAGGTAGAATTTAGACAAGAGATGCAACAAATTATGGCTATGAGACAAAATCCTCAAGCAATGCAAAATCCACAAATGCAAATGCAATTAAAAATGATGGCAGAAAAGATTGAAGCAAGAAAAGCACAACTTATTGCTGACATGATGGAAGAATTTATGAAGGAAGAGAAGAAAATTACTTCTCAATTTGATAATGATCCTATTGCAAAACTAAGATCTAGAGAGTTAGACCTTCAGGCACAAGAAAATGCTAGAAAAAAACAAGAAGGTGAAGAGAGAATTAACCTTGATAGAATGAGAGCGATGATGAATCAAGAAAATCAAGACGAAAAACTTGAACAAAACGAAGATTTAGCAAAATTAAGAGCTAATACATCAATCGAAAAGACAATTTTATCAAAAACGTTGCCAAGTGCTAAAGATATGGGCCAAGGTGGCGTGATAATTAAAAAAATAGATGACTAATCTACAAAAAAATAGTAAAAATTAAAAAAAAGGAGCTAATATGGCAGAAGAAAACAAAAAAAGCCTGAACCACGAAATGTTTACGAACAAAGATGGTTATGTTGAAGGTGGAAAAGAGATTGAAACAACTAATCCAACTGAAACACAAGACGCAGAGGTTCAAGGTCAAGGAAATATCTTAGCAGAGAAAAAAAGAAAAGCTAAGTGGTACTAATATGGCTTGGTTTAGTTTAGCAAAAATTGCTTTACAAGCAGGAAGCAAAATTTACGCGAATAAACAGAAGACTAAAATGGCTATGTCTGATGCACAACTAATGCATGCAGAAAAAATGGCCCGAGGTGAGGAAGCTTACCAAGGCAAACTTTTAGAAGCACGTCAAAACGATTATAAGGACGAATTTGTACTCGTGATCATCTCAGCCCCTATCATTGTTTTAATGTGGGCTGTTATGTCGGACGATCCAACTGCGATGGAGAAGGTAAAATTGTTTTTTGAGTATTTCCAGTCGCTTCCGAAATGGTTCACTAATTTATGGATCCTTGTAGTTGCGAGTATTTTTGGTATAAAGGGTACACAAATATTTAGAGGAGGAAAAAAATAATGGCAAATCCAAGATATAGTAAAATAGCAAATAGACGTGGCGCCATGGGTGGCGGCATGATGAGACCTGGATATAAAAAAGGAACACCTGAAAAGAAAATGGGTGGTAAGAAAAAAATCGATCCTAAAAAACAACCAGGTTTAGCAAAACTAAAAAAGAAGGCACCTCAAGTTGTAGCTAAAATGGGTTATTTCAAAAAAGGTGGAAGAGCGTAATGGCAAAACTCTGTCCAAAAGGTAAAGCAGCAGCGAAAAGAAAATTTAAAGTTTATCCATCTGCATATGCAAACATGTATGCATCAGGTGTATGCTCTGGTAAAATTACACCAGGTGGAAAAAAGAATAGAGCAAAAGCTGCTAAAGGCGGATCCATGCAAGCTGCAGGATTAGCTCGAAGAAAAAGATGCATTTAATATGGGACTGCGTAAGTGGGTAAAACAGAATTGGGTAGATATTGCCAACAAAAAATCGGATGGCTCATATCCAAAGTGTGGCCGTTCCAAGGGAGAAAAGCGAAAAAATTATCCAAAATGCGTGCCCATTGCAAAAGCAAGAGCGATGTCCAAAGGTCAGCGTGCGGGTGCCGTAAGAAGAAAACAAGCTAAATCAAATACAGGACCAACACCATCAAGAGCAGCTACGTTTGCAAAACGTAAAAAAGCTTCTAGTGGTGGATACATAGGACCTGCAATTAATTCTGAATATGGCGGCGTAAAATTAAACAATCCATCTTATGCTAAATATTACAAAGGTATGTTGGATTAATGAGAACAGATTATCAAACAAGAACAGAATTTTCTAAAGGCTCTATGCCTGCTAGAAACAAAAAGAACTTTAGACCTACAAAGTCTGGAGCGGGCATGACAGAAGCTGGGGTCAAAGCCTATAGAAGATTAAATCCTGGCTCTAAACTAAAAACAGCCGTGACCGGTAAAGTGAAAAAAGGGTCAAAAGCTGCAAAACGTAGAAAGTCATATTGTGCAAGATCACTTGGACAACTTAAACGAGCGTCAGCTAAAACACGAAACGATCCTAATTCACGTATCCGTCAGGCACGAAGAAGATGGAAATGTTAAATGGACCCAAAAAAAGGAACAGGAAAAAAGCCTAAAGGCTCAGGAAGGAGATTGTATACAGATGAAAATCCAAGGGATACGGTATCAATTAAATTTGCTACGCCGACGGATGCTCGCAAAACCGTGGCGAAGGTTAAGAAAGTTAATAAACCGTTTGCTAGAAAAATACAAATCCTCACAGTAGGAGAGCAAAGAGCTAAGGTTATGGGCAAGTCAAAAGTGGCTTCCATATTTAAAAAAGGAAAAGAATCAATTAGGAAAGAGAGGAAAGCGTGAGTAGAAAAGGAATAATATCTGCACTTCATACTAAATATGAAGCAGACATAGCTACAGCTGATGCTACTGTGAATATCTATCTAGATAATCCTGTTGCCATTGGTGAACATCCACAACACCTAGAAGAAATAGATAAGCTACTAGGTAAAATAGCTGAAGCAAAAGATAAGAAACAAGCTTTGGAGGATTTTGAAAATGAATGATTTAGAATTGATCGTAAAAATCCAACGTCAACTAAGAGACCTGTATCAGAATGTTGGAGAAAGTATGTTATCAGGAAACGTTGACAACATGGAAAAATACAAGTATATGCTAGGACAGGCACATGCCTACCAGTATATTATTCAGGAAATCTCTAACCTGCTAGAAAAGAAGGAGCAAAAAAATGACGAAGGAACAATTATTGACCTCGAAAAACGAGGTCCCAAAGCATAAAAACGCTTTGGAAGAAAAGTATAAAGAACAAAAAGTCGAGTCGGTAGAAGAAGTAAAAAGAGTTGATGAGACTAATGTATCAGATATTAAAAGTGAATTACCACAACCATCTGGTTGGAGGCTTTTAGTTTTACCTTTTACACCAAAAGAAAAAACTAAAGGTGGTATTATCATTGCACAAGAATCTTTAGACAAAGCACGAATTGCTACGAATTGTGGTTATGTTGTAAAGATGGGACCAATGGCATACGGAGATAAAGAAAAATTTCCAACTGGCCCTTGGTGTAAAGAAGGAGATTGGGTGATTTTTGCAAGATATGCAGGATCACGATTACCAATAGAAGGTGGAGAAGTCCGTCTTCTTAACGACGACGAGGTTTTGGGTACAATAGGAGATCCAGAATCTGTGTTGCATTACATTTAACATAGGAGGAGACTATGCAAGAAGAAGAAAATAAAAAAGACGTACCTATGGTTGATATAGATACCTCTGGTCCTGGAGCTGACGTTGAGCTTGAAGAACAGAAACCAGAAGTTGAAGTAGAAACTAAGGAAGACTCTAGCCCCGCGCCACAAGTGGAGGAGACTAGAGAAGAGAAAGCAGAAGGCAGCGACGCGCAGCCAGAAGCTAAACAGGAAGAGAAGCCTGAAGAAAAGAAAGAAGAAAAGCCAGAATTAGAAACGTATTCAAAAGACGTTCAGAGAAGAATATCTAAACTTACGAAGAAATGGAGAGAAGCACAAAGACAAGCGGATGAAGCTTTAGCTTTTGCTAAAAACCAAAAAGAACAAAAAGAAAAACTTCAAAAGAAATATTCTCAAGTTGAACAAGTTGGTGTTAAAGACAGAGAAGAGAGAATCAAATCTGGTCTACAAGCATCAGCAGCTAAATTAGCAGCAGCCAAAGAAGCAGGAGATCTTGCAGCTGAAGTTGAAGCTAATAAAGAGATTGCTAGACTTGGATACGAAGAAGCAAGACTAAACGAACTAAAAGCAGCATACGAAGAGACTAAATCAGAGGTTAAAACGGATGAAATACCGAAAGCGCCTCAACCAAGACAAGCTACACCCGATCCAAGAGCGGAAGAATGGGGAGCTAAAAACAAGTGGTTTGGTACTGATACAGCTATGACGTATACTGCCTTTGATCTACACAAAAAACTAGTGGATGAAGAGGGTTACGACCCTGCTAGCGACGAATATTATTCGGAAATAGATAAGAGAATAAGACTTGAATTTCCAAATAAATTTGATACAACTGATGGTAAGGTTCAAGAAAATACGACCAAGCCTACACAAATAGTAGCTTCAGCGAAGCGAAGTGTAAACAAATCAGGTCGCAAAACCGTGAGACTCACCCCTTCTCAGGTTGCTATCGCTAAAAAATTAGGAGTGCCATTAGAAGAATATGCGAAACAAATAAAAATCACGAAGGAGGTATAGCATATGGAAAACGATAAAATGAAAACCCCGCGTGCGAGCCAGTCTAGAGCTAAAGATAAAAGACCTACGACTTGGACTCCACCATCATCTTTAGATGCACCACCTGCGCCAGACGGATTCAGGCACAGATGGATACGAACTGAAGTTTTAGGATTTGACGATACTAAAAACATGTCAGGTAAAATGAGATCCGGATGGGAATTGGTTAGAGCCGATGAATATCCAGACTCACAGTATCCACAGCTGAAAGACGGTAAATACGCAGGAGTGATTGGAGTTGGTGGCCTAGTGCTTGCTAGGATACCGGAAGAGGTTGCCAAATCTCGAGAAGCTTATTTTGCTAAGCAAACTAAGGATCGAGACGATGCAGTTAACAACGACCTTATGAAGGAAGAGCACTCTAGCATGCCGATTAATGCTGAGAGACAAAGTCGTGTAACTTTTGGTGGTACGAAGAAATAATTTCTTTGCGATACCAAGACAAGCGCGATCATAAACAATAAACCATGTCTTAGGAGGACAATATTATGGCAAATAAAGACTCAGCTTTTGGATTAAGACCCATTGGCAAAGTTGGTCAGAATAGAGACAACCAAGGTTTATCTGAGTATGATATCGCAGCTTCTGCAACAGCGATTTTCCAGAACGACCCTGTCGAAATGGCAGCAACTGGAACAATAACTGTAGCGGCAGCAACAGATACATTACTAGGATCACTTAACGGTGTTTTCTTTACTGACGCATCAACAAGCAAACCGACATTTGCTAATCACCTAAAAGGCTCTAATACCGCTACGGATATTAAAGGCTTTGTAAGTGATGACCCTTATGAAAGGTTTGAAATACAATCGGACGACGCAACTGCGGCAGCAGACGTCGGCCTTAACGCTGATATTGTGTACGCATCAGGAGCTACTCCGAATTTCATTTCGAAAGTAGAACTAGATCATTCAGATCTTAAAACTGGTACGGCGCAATTAAGAGTACTCGGCATATCAAAAGACATCAATAATAACGAAGCAGGTTCTGCTAACGTTAATTTGGTGGTTATGATAAATGAGCACTTCTTAAAAGGCACAACAGGTATATAATAGGATAGGAGTATAATATTATGGCAATATCAAGAGGACAACTAGTTAAAGAACTAGAGCCAGGATTGAATGCACTATTCGGCCTGGAATATAAAAGATACGAGAATCAGCATGCTGAAATTTTCGACACAGAAAACAGCGACAGAGCTTTTGAAGAAGAAGTAATGTTATCTGGTTTCGCGCAAGCTCAAGTAAAACCAGAAGGATCTGGCGTAACTTTTGACAACGCACAAGAAACTTTCACAGCTAGATACACGCATGAAACAATTGCTTTAGCATTTGCTATCACAGAAGAAGCTATCGAAGATAATCTCTACGATAGACTAGCTTCTAGATACACAAAAGCTTTAGCGAGATCGATGGCGAACACTAAGCAGATTAAAGCTGCGAATGTATTAAACAATGCATTCAACAGTTCATTTGCTGGTGGTGCCTT